GCAGTAGCTGTAGCTCTTTTAATCATATCAGCAGTTCTTAATCTTCTATTTAACTCTGCTTCTGTATTGTCAATAAAAGTATCAAGATTACTTGTTAAATCTGATCTGTTTAAAAAACTTGCAATCTGTGTTTTTAATTCTGCGTAAGTCATACTTTACCTGGCCATGTTCTAAATAATTTATTGTCTGGGTCATTTAACCATCTTTTCCATTTGGCTTTATCATGTACCCAACCTTCGCGCATTGCTTGTTGATATATTACCATAGGTACTTCTGCAACATGACGTAATTCTTTACTTGGTGCAGTAGTTTCTTTAATTCTTTTAACGTGATCTAAAACGGGTTGGACGTTTTGTGAAGTGTGATAAATGTTTTTATTATCTTCAGTAATAAACTCACTTACTAAATTTGTTTTTGTATCTATAACTGTTCTTCTTGTCATTTTTTAAAAAAAAAGAGGGGTAAATTAATACCCCTCTAATTTTATACTTATGAAGTAGATAAGTCAGCAGCTATTCCATGAGCTTTTTCATTACTCACTTCTAAGCCGAACTCAACTACAAGCATTTTAGTTTCTGCATCACCTATTGTAGAAATATCGACAGTTTCGAAATCTCTTAAGTAAGCAACTTTTGCATAGTCAGGATCAACAAATAAAGCTGATCTGCTTCTAGAGAAGTTTGAAGGAACTACTTTTAGTTCTCCAAAGTCACCAGAATAAATTGCAACTGAAGCTTCAATAGTTTGAGCATCAATGTTTTGTCTAGCTTGTGATCTACCAGTAAAGCCAGAAACAACACCTTTCACGTGTGGGCCAACGATTAACATTGAAGGCTCTCCACCATTAGTGAAAGCAGATTGTTGTACTGATTTTAGGATAGTTTCAGTAAACGCACGTTGAGTACCGTCAGTTGGAGCAACACCGTTACCAGCACCTGCACCATTAGTACCACGAGAAACATTAGTTTCTGTCCAAGTTTCAAAACCACCAGTCTGTCTAGCAGTTGTAGCGTTACCAGCATTTTTGGCAACTTTACTACATAGAGCAGTTTCCATATCTCTTTTCAGAGCTTTAGCCATGATAGCTAACTGGTGAGCCATTTCTGATCTCTTACCAGCTGGATCTGATGCTTGTTGTGAGCCAGTTACAGTCGCATCTCTGCTGCTGATTTGACAAATGTTACTTTCTCTAACAGTTGCAGTAGAAGCTGAACGAGAAAGTTCAAAACCTTCTAATTCACCAGTTCCACTTGCAGTTGGAAGAGCTTCAGTTTGCCAATCAAACTGTACGTTTTTTACATTACTTTTGCCTATAGAACTCATAAAGGGAGTCGTAGATGGAGAAATGTTATAGATTACATCTGATAACGATTCTCTATCACTTGTCGCAGTATAAGTATCGAAAGCGTTAGTTACTTTAGCCATTTTCTATACTCCTTTGGCTTACGCCAAAATTAAATTAATTGTTCAAATACTTTAGCTGCATCTGTAGTTTTTCCAGATTTAGCTAATTTTTGACGCGCTTTCTTTGCAGGAGTTGTCGTTTTGACTTTGGCTACTGAGCCAGGTTTAGCAACACGAGCTGGTGCTTTTTGAGTTGGCTTTTTCTTAGTTGCTTCAACTGTTCGGTTGTTCAACCAAGCTTGCCTAAACCCTAGCAATGCTCTGTAGTCGTAAACTTGATCCATTTCTTGAGGGGTGTACCCTAAAACATTAATCGCATAATCTCTGATCTCAGCTTTTTCTTGCTGTGCAACTTCTGGCTTTTGCCATTCAGGAATCACTTCTAAAAGCTTTTGATTACCAAACTCAATAAATTCTTTGAGTTGGTTCTGTTGTTGCTCAAGTTTTTCTTTTTCAAGTCTTTCTTGTTCTGCACTAACAGATGTCAAACGCTCTTTCTTTTCATCCCAAAGTTGCTTTTCACGTACATATGCGATTGGATCATCTTCATACAACTTGTTCCAATCTGGTTCGTTTGCCAGGTCGCCATTTAAAGCGGCTTCCATCTTTGGCAACAACTGTTCGTAAATCGCATCTCGCTCTTCAACCTCTTTCTGTCTTTGTTCTACAAGCTTTGCTTGTTCCGCTAACTTCTGAGTTTTCCGAGTATAATCTTGCTGACGAGAATATCCGTTTTGGAGTTCGTCCAACGTGACCTCTTGTTCTATACCATCAATTTTGATTGTATAAGCAACAGGTTGTTCTAGTTCTTCCTCAACTTCTGTTTGTTCTTCATCACTTTCAGAATCTTCTTCATCTTCTTCAATCTCTTCTTCCGCTTCAGATTCCTCTTCCACTTCTTCTTCAATTAAATCTTCTGCTAAAGATTCTTCCTCAAGAGGTTCTTCTACCTCTTCTATTGTTTCTTCATTGACTGGCTCTTCTACCTTATCCTCTTCAGGGGTTAAGAAACCTTCAAAAGAAGAAACCGCTGTTTCTAATTCTGATTGTAAAGCAGTCGGTTTTCCGTTATTGCTCATAATTACTCCTTATTTATTAGAGTATTCTATAACATATATGGGGGAAATAGGAAGGTTTATGCTATTTTTCTTATGCGGTCTATATTAGCTTTAGTAAGCTTACCTTTTTCAACAAAAATCCTAAGATGTTTTTCTATTTCTGGAAGTAGTAAAGCTGACTTATGAAAAGCTTCACGTAATTGTTGTTCGTCTGGGGAGTTGCTTTGTAACCAACGAGTTATGTACTCGTCTTTTAAATGTGCAAAAGCTTCTTTTAAAACATCACTATTTAAAATAGTTTCTGCTTCATGGGCTTTTAATATATCTTCTTGTGAAGCCATTAACCGCTAATTAGTTTGTCTATTTTACCGTTTAAAATTTCTAATCTATCTAATACTCTTTCCATATCTTGATTTAGTTCTTCTTTGGTTACGTACTTAGAAGCTACTTCTTCTCTGGTTTTGTTTATCAGTATATCAATTCTTTTCAACTCTTGCGCATTTATTCTAATAGAATTAAATATTGGCGCAATTATTAACGTAATTATAATGTTCCAAATTATGTAAGGTGAAAATTCCATTTAATAACTCCACACTGTTGGCCTTACTTTGCCATTACTTAAAGAAGCAACATCTAAATGTATAAATCTATCATTACCTTTTTGCTTCACACCAATACCAGTAAATCCATAATCACCAGCATAAGTTATGATTTTATATGCTTTGTCACCACGACACAATATATCTACTGCAATACCTTGAGTATGTGTGCCAGAAGTATTTTTTTTTATTTCCGCAGGGTGTTCAGAACAACGATAGCCAGAAGATATAACAAAAGAAAAATCTAAATCAGTTCTTAACTCTTGTAATTTATCTAGTAATTCTTTTTTTATTTTGTTTTTACCGCAATGACTGCAAGCAAATTCATCAGCACTAAAATTAGGATAATCAGACCAGTCTAATTTCCCAAAACCAAACATTACTTTGCGTGGACGTTTTTAGTTTTTTCAAAGCTACGTAAGCCCGACATACCAAGCATTGCCATTAAAATAGTGCTGAGTTGTGCAAAGTCAAAGTCAGGTAGTTCTACGACAATACCTGTCGCAGTTAAAATAGTTAAGAGTAATGGTTGTATAACAAAGTGATATGCCATAGCAACACCACAAGTCCAACCAACAAAAGGTCGCCAAGAGTTTTGAAACCAATTAGTTGATTTAGCATCTTCTTTTAATAATTCTATTTGCGCAAGATTAGCTTCGTGAAATAAAGTTTTTAATTCGTGATCTAACTTAGCTTGTAAGTCTTTATCTTTAACAAACTTATTAACTATCTTGGAGACAGGATTGATTAACTTATCAATCATTTTTTAGTTTTCTTAGTTTTCTTTGTTTTCTTTTTAGTTTTTTTACCGTAACTGTAACCTTTCATTATGCTCTCCTTGTTTTCTTAGGTTTCTTAGCAGTTTTAGCTGCTTGTTTAAATGCTTTAGCAGTAGGTGCGCCTTTGCTACCTACCTTACGCATTTTCTCTTTAGATCCAGCTTTGATTCTTTTTCTTTTTTTATGTATGTTTGCGTATAGTCCTTGTTTTGGCATTATTTACTCCAGTATGATTTTGCTTTAGTTTTAGATTTTTTACTTAGTTCACCGTAGTGAAATAATTTATGACTTGCTTTAGTATGCGTTTTGCCAGAGTGTAAAGTACCATCTGTCATTTTGTGCATACCGCCTTTGTGTAAAGTTCCATCTTTTTTATAATGATTAACACCTTTCATAATTTTACCATTTTACCCTATTCGCCCAATAAGCGGCAGACATTTTACCTTTAGCAATATTTTTTGCATGACGAGCTTTAAATGATTTAGCTCGTTTAGTCATGGTTTTATCGCCTGTTTTGCCTTGCTGACCAAAACGAATTGTTTTAATTTTGTCACCAGATTTGGCAACCACCACATGAGACTTGGTTTTGTGACCTGGCGTTCTTTTCGGTTTGTTATAACCTGAAACACCAGCACGTTTTAATCTTGAATCTTTCACTGAATAGTTTTCTCCTCGCAATGTATTATTTCAGAATCTTTATCAATGTCACTATCGTAAACAATTTTCATAATTGCTATAGCTTGTTCCATTGATTTAGCTTTTATGTCGCTACCAATATATACGTAATCGCCTTTTAAAATCTCCAAATCATATAACTTATTCAACGATTCCGTCATTTTTAAATAATCCTTGTGCATTAATTTTAGCTGCTTCTCTAATCATTTCACGATCTCTTTCCATAATAGCATTGATCTCAGCAATATTAACTTGCGTACCATACTTGGCTTGTAGTTCAGCAGACTTCAAACGAATCTGTGCTTCTTCAATATCTCTAGTACGATCATCGTCCATAATTATTTTCATACGATCAGTTTCTGCATCAATAATAGATTTCTGTGCTGAGACTTGAGCTTTCTGCATTTCTGCTTGCGCTAACATTTCTTCAGCCGATGGGCCTTGCGGTTGTTGTGGTGGCATAGGCGGTACTTGTGGGGTAACAAAGTTTGACGCATCTTTAAAGCCAGCCATTTCAATTGTTCTAGTTAAAGTATTAGCATACTGTTGTAGTGTGACTAATGGATTGTTCGGGCCTAGAGTTTGTAGTATTTGTTCTTGTTTACCAGCAAGTTGAGAAAGCATAGTCATTTTTTCATCATCGTTAGTTTTACTTAAACCAACATTAACCACCATATCTTTATCAGCATCCCAATATCTAGGATCAACTGGAATAAATTCATTGTCTAAACGAAATACATCTTCAGCATCTTGATGTTTAATAATCAAATTATTAACCAACTTAAATAAATCTTTCATACCGCCTTCAGCAAAGTGACGACAGATTAATTCTATTCTGCCTTGCGCACCTGACATAGTTGCAGTTACTGCTGCACTGGTAGAACTTTGTAAGGCTTCAGCATTTAATCCAGCCGAAGCTTTTGAAACACCAGTACGGTTTTCTTTGGATTCGTCTAAATAACTTAAAATAGGAAAAGCTTCTTTACCAGCAAACGGTATAGTAAATGGCTGCACCATACCTGGCGCACGCATCCTAATAGGTTG